GTTTAAGGGCATTATCTAAACCTTATTGCGGTGAAATATTGATAGGATTATTTAGGTGACTGATGCTTGAACCCATTGAGCATTTCCTGATGGGCCCAAATATCCGGTGTATAAAACGCCAGTGTCAGTATTGAACCATAAAGCACCATCAATTATAGGTGATGGCACAAGACTCGTAGCCAAATACGACTGCATTATAACGACAGAATCTCCTGCGGCAACAGCACTGCCTCCAGATCCTCCTGTAGATGTCAGGGGAAACCAAGTTCCAACAGAAGTTGAGCCTGTGGTTGACGGTAAGAAAGAGTATTGTGTTTTTGAATTTCTCTCAATAAACAAATCACCGTATTGAAACCAACTTTCATTTCCGGCTGTTCCGTATACTCCAGCATTAATATCCGCAACAAAATCGGTGTATGTGTTGTAAACATAAGTTTTTGATAACGGATACTCTTGAACGCTTCCTGTGGATCCTCCAACAAAAAGAGTTCGATCAAAGGTGTTTATTGCAAGTTCACCAAATGCCAGTGTTGAAGGAACATTTCCGGCAGTTAACCCACGCTTAATTTTAATTCTAACATCACTCATCTGTATTCCACCCAACTGCTAGACAGTCCTGTAACTGTGTAGGTGTAAAGTTTTCCGTTGTCTGTATCTATCCATCTGTCACCAGTATAAAATGGCCCTGTAAGAACTGCGGAGGTTCCTCCAATGAAAACTTGTGTTCCTGTTCCACCACCACCACCACCGCCAGAAGAAGAAATGGTTAAAGAATTTGTTGCAGAATCTGTTGTTATTGAAACATTAGCACCAGCAACAAAGGTTAAAGTTTCTGCTTCATATTGAATGGAAGTTAATCCTGCTTGACCAGAAACTGCAATTGCCTTGAAGGCAGTATCCATACCACCGCCTCCACCATCACGACTAACGCTTGCTCCAACACCAGCAATTGCTTTAACTTTGCTTAGATCAATGCTCAGAGACTTTTTATTTGAGTCATATTGAAGCGGATAATTTGCGTAGAGAAGACCAGATTCTCCTTGATCTCCCTTGTCACCCTTTTCGCCTCGTTCTCCAGCATCTCCCTTTTCACCGCGCTCGCCTCTTTCTCCTACAGCCCCATCGCGTCCATCCAGTCCAGAATCGCCCTTCTCGCCCTTATCGCCTTTTGCTCCGCGTTCTCCCGCATCACCCTTTTCGCCCTTTGCTCCCGGCTCTCCCGCTTCCCCTCGCTCACCTTTCGGGCCCATTTCGCCTTTCGGGCCTTGAATGCCTTGAGGGCCGGATGCTCCTTGTTCTCCCTGCTCTCCTCTCTCACCTTTCTCTCCCTGTGGCCCTTGAGCACCTGGAACTCCTTGTGGGCCTTGGACTCCCTGCGGTCCCTGTGCTCCCGGTTCACCCTTCTCGCCCCGTTCGCCTTTTTCACCTTGGACACCTGGTTCTCCTTTATCTCCAGGCCACCCATCCCGTCCATCCTTGCCTGGCACTCCTTGTTCACCACGCTCTCCGCGTTCTCCGCGTTCACCCTTTGACCCTTGAGGGCCTGGAATGCCACGCAGACCACGGAGACCTCGAATGCCTCGTTCTCCTTGAGGCAATTCGATATCACCCGAAGGTGATTCCGGGTTGGAATCCGATTCTAAAAACTCTCCGAACTCGCGGAGAAATTGGTCATCGGACGGATTGTGGTTTTCTCGGTCAGACTGTCCCATCGCCTGTATTTAGGGGCTGTGCTAAAGCCTTCCACGAAACAGGAAACAGGGGTTCAATCAGTTTGGAAATAGCGGCAGCGTATTCTCGCACTTCCCACTGCGCGTGTGGGTCGGAACGCAATGCGTAGACTCTGGCGTATGCGGCTAGGCTTCCCGTCCACCACCACTCGGTATAAGTGCCTTGTGGCAACACAAATCTGGCTTGTTCAGGAGCAACACCGTCGCGTAACAGAGCATTATAAGTATCAAGAGCATCCAAAGCCACACGATTATACATGCGATCAAAATCGTTGGTAATCAGATCTTGAATGAAATCATCACTGCCCTGCTTTGCTCCATTTGTGGGAGCGGAACGCCAGTCGGGTGTATAGAAGTCCGGCTCATCTTTCACATAGCGACGACTCACTTCATTCTCCACGAATCCTTGCTTGTGCTTGAAAAGTTGCGTGCGAATAGAGATTGGAGCCTTGATGTGCAAGGTGATCTGTGGGTGGGCAAAGGGAGTCCAGTGTTTGTGTTTAGCCAAATACGCAATCAGCCGCTCATCTTTTTGAGACAATACACGCAGTTCATTTTCATCAAATCTAGAACCACTATCGGTTAGTCTCTTTTTTGCGGCTTCGTCTACTCCCCAATCACTCGCTTTGTTGAAAGACACACGGGCTGCATTCACAACCATTAGGTCGCTGCCCATGTGAGAAATAAGACTAACAAATCCCTTGTCTAAAACCTGAATGGTGTTAGCATCGTTCACACTTACCATACTCATAATATACTCCTATTAAATTATCGGGGGTTATCTGGTCGTTTTACTTTTGCTTTCGCGGCTTTACCTGAACCGCCTGGTTTAGTTAACGCACCCAAATCCATTGCAGGTTCTGTGCCGCTAATTTCTGTCATGGTTTCTTCCACGGTAGCCAGCACTTTATCGTCTTTGCCCAAGATTTCAATTCGGTCAACTCCGTCTACAGCAGCAAGAATTTGTTTGGCATCTGCTTTCGCGTCTTCTAAAGAAGCACTACCCATCTTGCCAGTCTTCACAATCTTGTCGCCTTGGTAAGCCACCCACACAAACTCGGCTCCACGATACTGATACGAGCCTGCATTCTTTTTCACATACTCGATATCGGTAGTGATGGCTTCAACGAATTTACGGAATGGTTTCATACTCATATTTAGGGCTAGCATCGCTTCCACCCCATGAATTTAAGTTTTGCTGCCGCACCACGAACCGCATTTTCTGTGATAATACGCAAAGGATCAAGTCCGGCTAACACCATGTCGTTAATATCCTTTTGCTCGACCGACGAGGGCCAAATACACACCGTTCTACCCGCCGCAATCAATCCTTCCACCACTTTTACCACTTCTCGGTTTCGGGGTTCGTTATCCAAAGCGAAAACGGGATTTGCACCCAACTCTTCAGGCAGAACAGCAGACTTGCCTAATCCTGCTGTGGCTACCGCGTTAGGAAGAAACAAAGAGTCTAGTGGGCCTTCCACCACAATTACCGGTTTGCTTTTATCCACCCGGTCAAGACCAAACCACATTCTTTCTTCGCCTCGCTCTTTGCGAAGCGTGATGTAGCGAATAGTTTTACTGTCAAGGGCACGACAATTTGCGCCAACAAGTTTACCTTTATGAATGATTGGTATCACAAGCCTCGGCTCATCGCCCAACTCTTTTTCGGGATCTACGGTTTTAGCCCACTCACCAAAGTTTTCGGCGTAATACAAGAGTTCGTGAGACGACTCAGGAATCTTTCTAGCGTTTAAGAAGGCTTTCGCAGGATGAGTCGGAGCGAGTTCCGAAATTTTGGGCAGTCCGATTCCCATCTCGGACGGGTTTGAATTAACCACTTCAGGTCTTCCAAATCTTGGCTGTTCGAAGGTGAAGGTAGGCTCGGCTTCGTTTCTGCCGGTGAGTCCACCTCGGTATTTTTCAAGAGTGTATTCATCATGGAGTCGCCTGTCAAACTGTTCAAGGAATTTGGATAAGGTGGTTCCGAAGTCACAGTTATGACACTTGACAAAGAATCCACCCTTCTTCTCGTAGAAGTAGAAGCGGGTTTTGGTTTTGTTTCGTTTGGAATCGCCGCATATAGGACACCTGCAAACTGCTAGAGCGTTTGTTTTCTTCCAAGCAAAGCGGGAAAGCCTTGGGGAAACCATGTTTATGAACTTCACATCCAAGTAACTCATGGCGAAAGTATACACTAGTATTTAGCGGAATGCAACTAAAACCCGCAGTTTTGCGGTTTGAGAGCCCAGGTGGTGTCATTACGGCAGACGATTACGAATTCAAGGTTTAGTTAACTTTTCGTTGAAAGTAAACATTTTTCCTGTGCCAGAAAAATTATTTTTCAGGTGTTCGCAATTTCTGCAAACTTCCGTATACATAGCCAGTTAGTTTTTGGGCTTTATGATATTGATGGTTTGAATATCTTTTTGTATGCGATCTTGTTGCCTACGCTGCAACTTCTTTCGCTTCTGCATGGCGGTGGTTTTTGGCATTGGAGGCTCTTGTCCCGGAGATACACCCGCCATTTGACCGCCACCCACATTATTTGCAGGAGCAGCCACAGCAGCACCATCTTCCGCCATCTTACGAAGTTCTTTAATTGTGGCTATTCCTTTGTTGGCTTTGTATAACGCAACTCCAAATATTGTATCCACCAAAGGGTTATCGGTTTTAAAATCTGGCGTTTCCACCATCAACATTCCACCTAACTGTTCACAAGATACTCCTTTTTCTTGTAAATAGTTCAAAATGTGAGTTTCAAACTTTTCAGGGGTTGAACCGCCGTATTGTGTTTTTAATGCCCATACCGACTTAACAAAATTATTAGTGTCTAGACTATTGACAAAAACCTGTTCAACCAATCGCTTTACATTCCAACAGTATGCGTAGAAAATATCAGGATACGCTTGTCGTTCGTGCGATTCTGTTAACTCGTGACGGTTTCGAAGAATTTTACCATTTTCGCTTATGATACCAAGTTTATAAGCGGCTTGTTTTTTCCAAGGAGTGGTGAGTATCTGAAGGAAGCGATGCTCTGCCATAATTTCTTCAAGTCGCGGATCTATACTCATCACAGACTCCTTAGTTTCTCGATTATTTCGTTTTCTAGTGGTATTTCCACTATATCTATGCCTTCTATGTTTTTTGTATTTTCAGGCAAATAATGCAGGTAAACCAAGAAGGTTTTGAGCAGGGGTAAAAGATCAGCATCCATTTTATAGAACAACATTCGTGTAGCAGGCACAATTCCAAACACATTATAGAATGTTATAAGATGATTAAGAATTAAACGATCTCTTAATTCCCCACTTCTTTTGTATTTCTTAAACAAACGCTTCAAATAGATGATGCGAGTCAAATCCTCTTCAAACTCTTGCATGCTATGACACTGCGGATTATCGTAATGTTTTACCGCGTATAGCGCAAAATTTTCATCGTTAAGCGTTTTAAATATCATTATCAAATCTCAGATTTTACCATTACAAAAAAACTCCTCGCATGTATCTATAATAAAAAAGGGAGCCTTGCGGCTCCCTTCGGGCGGTGAAATGCGGATTTTAGGGAACGCCCTTAGCCTTGAACTATTTGTGATTTGACGGAGAATGTTCCGTCTTCGTTTTTAGCAATTTCAACAACAAGATTTAGAGGAATTCCTGTTTTATTGCTAATATTGTCGGCGTGATACGGATCATAACCAGGATCTGTTGGATAACGACCGTATGAGCCTCCAAGATACTTTAGCGGGAAAGAGTGTGATCCCTCTCCAATTTCATTTACAGGGCCTCGCTTGTTATCAACACTAGCAACTGCACTTTGATCTAGTCCTGTTTTTGCAGGAGGCATGCGATATTCAAAGAATAAACCAACAGTTTCCAATTTGCTCTTAATTTGAGTTAAAACATTGTAAGGATTGATGTAAGTTTTTCTTACAGCAGCCCCAAGAAATGTATTAAGTCTAGCAAGAGCCTCGTTATTTAAAGAAGCAATGTTAATTTCTGGAGTATCAACTGCTCCATCAGGATTGTGGGGCCCTACAGCAGGACTTAAATGTCCTGCTTCGGAAGAAACCATGCCCCATTGTTCCTTTAATTTGCCTCTCAATTCTTTAAAACGCATGATAAACTCCTATTAGCGAACTGTTACACGGAAAGAAGCATGTCCTGTTCCTGAAGCAGCACCAGCAGTTGAACCATCGTATACTGTTGCTGTTAAACCGTATGCTCCCGAAGTCAATCCTGCTGGAAGAATTACCACGCCAATATCACTGTTGTATGTTGATGTTGGGCCGAAGAATGCTTCATAGATTGCTGTTGGAATTCCATTTGCTCCACTACTAGTAAGTAGTGTGCTTCCTGTTACGAATGTGATTCTCTTCAAATCGCTATGAAGAGCAGGTCCTCCGCCTGTCATGTTTCCGGTTACTGTCAAAACAAGATTTTGTGTGAAATTCACATCATTTGCTTTAACTTTAATGTAACCTGTGTTTCCTGCGGGGAAAACTGTTCCGACAACATTGGTGTATGTTGGAACCGAATTAGTTAAACCAAGACTTGTGGTTCCCCAGAACAGGGTAGAAACACCGTATTCATTTAAACCGAAATTTGCAGTTGCAGAGTGGCTTAAACCTAGACCTGAATTGCCACCAGATGTTGCTCCATCACCATTGAATGGAGTTGTGATGTATGGAGAATAGTTTGTAATTCCTTGACCTACGAGCAAATTACCAGAAGTCCAACCACCAGTGATGCTAAGACGATTGGCAAATGCGCTGTTGGTCGTGCCAGTTACTCCGTTGGCACTAAATGGAGCAACAGGATCGTTAGGCATAGCAACAATCAGTTCCATTTGAGGATAACTTGAAGTTGCTCCAAGTGTTTTTACACCTTCGAATTGACCAGCCAAATTTGACAAGGCGTTCGCAACAGGAAGTTCCCATCCTGCGGTTGTGCGAACACAGAAACGCTTTTGGGCTGCTGTCAACCATGTTGGTTTTGATTCTTCTCTATCGTTATTATTCCAAGTTCCCATTTCGGCTTCTCCTTGTCGTTATTTAGCGAGTTTCGTTGATGATGTTGCGAAGGGTTGCAACTTCTTCTTCAGAAAGTTGAGTCAAAAATTCACGAAGACCCAATTCAATCTGTGATGGTTGAGTTTCTTCCTTCATACCAGCGGTTTTAATAGCAGCAGCGGCTTTGGCAGGAGTGGCTAGTTTACTGGCTTCTGCACTCGATGCACCACCCTTTGGAGCAGTCTTGCTCTTTACTTCAGCAGGAGTAGCCAATGCTGCCTTTTGTGTTGGCATTTTAACATCGGCTTCATTTACCAACTCATCAAAACGAGTAACCATTTCTGGAGTTAGCGAGCAACCACACTTTGCAGCACCCTCTTTCAGATGCTTGCGTAGAATATTACGCTTGGTTTCAGCAACCATAACGCCTTCTGTAAGCGTCTTTAGTTCGGTTGCGGCCGCCTTGGCTGCTTCCTTTAGCGACTCGGGAAGTTCAACTTTTGTGGTTGTCTTACCAACGAGAACATTTGTGATGCTATTGTAAAATTCTTGGCTGATTGGTGAGTTGTGCATTGCTGCTCCTTGTAAATTTTATACTCTTGCCGCTAGGTAGTATTTAGTTAAATTTATCCCTTGGCTTTCTTCCAAAGGTCTGCATCTGCTGTTCTTCGTGTCTTTCCCCCGGTTAGGAATGAATTGACTCTAGCCAAAGCCCATTGTTGAGGAGTTGCACCAGGACGATGACCACCTTTCCAAGCCGCCATGCCTCGGTCATACACTTGTTTTAAAATTCCATATGAAACACCAGATTGCTTGGCTTTGTTTTGTAAAGCCTTTTTGCTTTCTGTTAATTCTAGTTCAGTTTTTAAATCTTTAAAGCGTTTCATGTCATTTCTCCGGATTGTGTCCCCAAATCTTAAGGGCTAGTAGTTTACGAGTTGGTTCGCCTTTATCGTCACGAAGTGGGCCTTTGGCTCCCTTCATGCGGCTGATAAATGAAATTTGCTTGTTTGCCCATTTCCAGTCGCCTGCCTGCCAATCATCCTTTTTCTTGTCAAGCATTCGGACAATAGCACGAGCCGAATCGCGTCCCGAGGTAATCTTACCTCCACCAGTTCCTGCTTTACCTGCTTCCTTACGAGACAAGCCTGCCGCTTTCCCATCTTCTGAATCTATAAAATTCTGAAGTTCTTTGGCTCCCATGTTCACAAGTTTAGACCATTCTTTGTAGATACGATCTTTTTCTTCATCATCAGTTTCTTCTGCGACTTGACCGGGTGTATCTTTAGCGTAAGTTTTACGAATCTTGTTGGTTCCAATTTCCAACACTTCTTTGTAAATCTTTCTGGCAAAACTGTTTTCATCGGTATGCTCATACATCATCCACTCAAACTCTTGTTCTAGAGTGGAGGAAACTTTAGGAGCGTGTTCCGCATACATGGCTCGCTTCTGTTCTTCGATATACACTTCCCATGCGGTTTGTTCTTCAGGGCTTCCTGCTTTAGCCTGCATATGACGAGCCTTTTCGATTCGGGTTGCAATTTTGTCGCAATCATCCAAGCGAACCGCCTCATCTAAAATTTCTTGCAGTTCAAATGCTTCTGCTTTGGTTCCAAACTTTTTCGCAAACGCTACAGAATACTTGGAACGGCGAGCAGTTTTTTCGGGGTCGCCTGGTAGTTTTTTCCAAGCATTTGGGTCTGAATCTGAACGAGCCTTACGAGCAGCAAACTGTTGAACTCTAGCCTTGGCATCCGCTCGACTTAATCCTGAAACATATTTCTTTGGTAATCCCGTTTTTTTATCTTTTGGGCTCGCAGGGGCCTTTCCTTCAATCATTGCGAACTCCTCTGTTTTTGGTTCTGGTTTTGCAGCAGCCATATCTTTCGGGTCAACTTGCATACCAGTTTGACGCAAGAAACGAAGTCCTATCAAAACTTTGTATTCCATGTGCTGTCTGTTAGTTAATGAAAACTTAACATTCTTGTATTCTCTGCCGCCAAATTCCACATCCATGAATACAACAGGACGAATTTCTCGTTCTTCAGTTCCACCTCGCTTAATCTTGATTCGACTAGCGATATCTTTGGTTATGGTTTTATCGTTAATTTTAAAGGTTACAGTATGATTCTTTTCGTTAATCTTGATATCTTTTGCATCAATAGAATTGTAACCGCTATTGCCGGTATCCACTTTCGCGTTGTATTCTACTCCATCAACCGTAATCTTTTCTGATACTGCAACATTACTGAATAGTTTCCAATTACTTTTATTACCTACATGTTCAATCAAAGCATCCATCAAACCTTGACCTTCCACTTCTTTGGTTGGTTTGCCTCCATCGTATAGCGTGTAAACATTACCGCTACCAGGTGAAGCGTTCATCTCGATGATATAAGGTTTACCGTCAACTACAACATGGTCAACGCCAACATAATAGCACTTACTCACAAGTGCAACCTTTTCTACAAGTTCAATCTCTTCTGGAGATAACTTGAATGCGCCCCCTGAGGAACCCCTAGCAATATTGGTTCGGAAGTCTCCCTTAGCCTTGTCCCGCTTTGCACAAGCAAAAATCTTGCCATTTAATACGATGCTACGAACATCGTTCTTAAAGCCTGGCAGGAACTCTTGCAGAATTACTTCTGCACCAAACTTCCACAGGGATTGTAGAACCGAGCGTAGTGACTTCTCGCTTTCAATAATAGAAACACCGATACCTTCTGCTCCTGTAACAGTTTTAACTACTACAGGATACTTGCCGCCGATAGCCTTCATCGCGTTTTCCACGGAGTCTTCATCGGAAACAAATGCAGTTCTTGGGTGTGGCAGGTTATACTTCTGAAGGGCAAGAGCGGTTTGCAGTTTGTTTGCACACAACTCCATTGCTCCCTTCTCGTTAACCATGAACACACCGTTATTTTGTAGAATTGTGGCGAGACCAATTCCAAGTTCCGAGTTCATTACACCGCCACGCACAAAGCAAAGAGTGTCACGCGGGCTTATGGTAATCTTTTTCTTTTCTTCGCCTTCAGTAATCTGAATGACTATCTTATCTCCGTTTGCTTCCATCGGATTGATGTGAGCATACTTCATCTTTACAGTATGGAATTCTATGCCCTTTTTCTTGCAAGACTTTTCCATCTTTTCAATGCTTGAGCCGTCTGTGCTGCCTTCAGCGGAAGTCAGACAAAGCAGAGTTACATCAGATGACTTTTCTTCCCATAGCCATTCTTCCTTTAGTTGCATTCCCTTTTTCACGGCCATGAATATCTTCTTGGCATCCGCCTTGCTCACATGAGCAGGAACTCCTTTAAGGAACGCATCGTAATCGCCGTCAAACACCGCCTTACGCATCTTGGATGCAGACATGCCTTGCACACCTTCCGCATCAGGGTCGCGGTTGCCAGCACTAATCACCTTAAAGTCTGAGAACTTGTAGCCCTCGGTGCTTTTTGGGTCAAGGTCAATGTATTGCTTAATCTTGTTGTATTCCGCGATGTGGTCTGCGCCAGTCACAATGTGAACGCGAGTATATCCTGCATCACTCAACTTTTGTGCAATAGCATAAGGCCCTGCAACTGTCTTGCCGTCCTTGTTTGGAAAAGGCTTTGGCATCAGTTGGAACTTCATCTTTGGGAAGAACTTCTTTAAAGTCTCAAGTTTAGTTTTCGCGTCTAGCGGATTCTTCTTTGGGTCTTGTGAGTATGAAGCGTAAACGCAGAACTCTGCACCAATCTTTTGTGCTTCCGTCATCACCTTGTTTACAAGAACTTCGTGTCCTGTGGTTGGCGGATTAAAGCGTCCAACGCCAATAACAATTGACTTTTCTTTCTTCGGGGCTTCGGTGATGAGTTGTGAGAGTTTTTTCACTTCCATTCCTTTGCTAGATTAAAGTTGTTGCGCGAGAACTCGTTGCGGTCAACAAGTTTCACGATACTACATGTCTTACCACAAACTGCTACGAAACCTTCAGGTGCAGTTGGACGATATCCATCCTTGTCTGCAATAAAGGTTGAGACAGTTTGGGTAAGAGAAAGTTTAGAGATGACCAATCCTTTAGCCTTTGCAAGCATGGCATGCAACCCAAACAGGCGGTCAATTTGAGAAGCGTAGGCTTTAAGATACTTCGTGATACGAACCATCTTTTCCGCTTTCTCGTCTTTCTTGCTTTGAGTCTTCAAGGCTTCCGCTTCAACAGCAAGTTTAGCCTGCACGAAAACGGAAAATCCGTTTGTGGTATTATTGCTTAATCCCGCTTTGACCGTGGAATTAATGTATTGTGAAACATACTCAGCCGCTTCACTTTTCAAGAAAGAAACTAGAGCAGACTTAAGATTTGCGCCTTCGGCTTCAATCTTTTTTGTTAAGTCAACTATTTGCTTTTCTTCTTCAGTTTGCAATAGCAAGTTTTTTGGAAGTGTTGGAACTTTTGCATCTACAACCCATACCGCTGTGGAAGTTCCCATAGCAGGAACACCAGGCGACCACGAACCGCGTTCCTTGATATCCCCGCTGCCACTCCATTTGGTGTGAAATACCACACCTATCTTTGCTGCTGCAACTTCTGCTGCTGTTGGAGAATCTGTAGGAATGGCATAGGTGATGGTGTTCGGTCGGAACACAATGTAGTCTCTGCCATCAATTGTTTGTGTTTTCTTTTCGCCTTGAGTAAACAGCAAATCGCCCCAAGCCACACCACGAATGTTCAACGGCTTGAACAGTTTCAGAGCGGCGATTAGTTTATCTACCACGCCGCCTTCATGGTTCTTGCGAATGTCGGCTTCAGTATAGTTAACTTTGGAAGTCTTGGAAAAGAAAGACTTGGTGGCAACAAAAAACTTCTTGGTTTCAGGATGTATACCAGTAATGATAGCAGGAGCACCATCCCACTTGGTGGATACATTCAGAGAAGCGGTTTGCTTTCCTCCTGCGGAAATGCCACTAACCACATCTTTCAGAATCTTGATGGAAGTCTGTAGACCAGCCCAACCATTTTCGAACATGCCGTCTTCAAGATGGCTAATATGTCCGTTGGACTCTTTTATAAAATTAGGGGTTGCGTGTTTGGAAAATGATAGCATACCCCGTATTTATACTATTCTTCAATCCACCTAGACCAAGTTTTCGGGCCCAAATGGTCGATAATTGTCATCACAATCATCTTCCTGTTAGGCACAATTGGAGGCTTGGCTAGGGGCATCTTGGCTTCCTGCGGGGTTCGATTAGCCTTCTTATAGTTACATTTACGACAAGAAGCCACAAGATTCTTCCATTCAAACTTACCACCACGGCTTACCGGCATCACATGATCTACGGTTCCGTTGGCTGCGTTCAGCGAGCACCCGCAATACTGGCATTCATACTTGTCACGACGGAATACGCCCTTACGGGTGGCTCCCTTGACCCGATAAGGCAAGTTAACATACTGCACCAACACGATAGCGGTTGGGAGTTCGTAGTGCCCTCGTGGGGTAGGAATGCGATAGTAGTCTTCGTGACCGCAGGGCTTCTCGGCTCGACCTGAACAAAGCAGGTTAACCGCTCGCTTCCAATCAATCACATTTAAGACTTCCTCGCTAGCGTTGAGGAGGAGAACCTTCAAGGAATTAACCCTTCAGCAGTTGCGGATTGGTGTCCTGTTCCATTTCCTGATTGAACAAGTTTATTTCTTCTTGCTCATCACGAATCAGAGCATACACTTCAGCCTTGAAACAAATTGCCAATGTTTGATCGTTTTCTGTCATCAAAGTGATGTAACCACCAGCAATCACTCGATCTCCCTTTTGAATTGGAAATGCTTCAGGCTGACGAGCAAACGAGAAATTTCTACCGTCGCCGCCAACAGGCTGAGGAGCAAATGGGGCTTGCCCCACCGCATATACAGTTCCTTCAAAAGCCTCTCCAGGCTTAACTTTGTTGCGATCAACCTTCACAATAACATATTCAGTATTTGGGATAAGCATTATATTCTCCTTGTTTTAGTATCTAGTAGGAGTGCCAGGATTCGAACCTGTTCCAATCGGGTATAAACCAATCTGGGCCAACCAAAGACCCCCCACTCCCGTTAAGCAAAAATCACGCGAGACTTTTTGTTTGCTACATGACCTGATTCCGTCTTGATGAGATAGTTGCTCTTCTGTCTGTCCTCATCATTACCTAATCGGTAATTCACTTCTGAAATTCCCTTATCACGCAAAGTCGGTGTGATGTTACTTGCCAACTGAGCAACAATAGTTTCTGACAAGGCTGCTGCGGTAGACTCATCGGTATCTAGCGGAATATCAATGTGAAGTCGGAACATGGATGTATTATATCTTATTGTTTGGCTTCGTCAAGACCAATCAGCAAAATCTCTCTTTTTATTAAACTTCTCACCCATGCGTTCACGGAAAGTTTTAAATTCTCCCGCGTCTTCATCATCCGTATCCTTGGACTCGGTAATATTAATAATTCCGCGTTGAGCCGATTCATCCAAGTCAAACAGTTTCATTTTGCTGCGGTCAATTCCGACAACGAAGCGTCGGTTAGAGGCAGGATCAGCATAACGGTTCTTCAACTGCTTCACCATAATCTGTCCAAGGCCCTGAAGTTCTTCGGTTGAAACCAATGCAAACATGAAATCTGCGGTTTGTGGTAGACCGAACGATTCACTAGTATCTGTCAACTCAACATCCGTGCTAGAGAAGCCAGAACGATTAGTTTGAGTTGCCGTAAAGATGGGAACACCAGTCTCCACCGCAAGACCGCGCAGTTCCTCTGCAATAGCCTTGATGAATGTATATGAGTTTACTGTAGCACTCTGTTTCATACGAGAAGATGCACAAATGTTTAAGTAGTCGATAAAAATGATTTCAGGAACAAAGTTTTTCTTCAAACGCAGTTCATCCAACAGATGCTTGAAGTGCATTACTGAAGCACTCGCTGTCGGATACTCTTTGATAATCAGTTTCCCCGTAGTCTGTTCCATAATACGCTTCATTTTGCGGTCGTAGATATCCTTGGGCAAAGCCTTCAGGTCATCCAAACTAGTATCCATCAGATTGGCATCAATGCGCTCAGCAATACGCTCTTCCGCCATTTCGCAAGTTATATACAGCACATTCTTACCTTGCATCAGACAATTTGCAGCATGGTGACAGAGGAACAAAGACTTACCCACGCCCGTGCCCGCGAGACACACATTCAGAGTTTTGTATGGAGTTCCATTGTTGGTAATTTTGTTCATCAGGTCAAGATCAAACGGAATACGCTTCTCTACGGTGTGATAGAAGTCGTATCGCTTGTCTGCATCACCAATGAAATCGTGACCGATATGAGAATCAAAACTAACTGCAAGAGCAGTAGAAAGAATGCTTGGAATAGCAGTTTTAGTTTTGTCTTTGGACTTTCCATCAATAATCTGAATGGATTCCATGATGCCATTATAGAGTGCCTTTTCTTTACAGAAGTTTTCTGTGTTGTCTAGCAACCATTGTGTGTCGGGAGCATCATGTGTCTTAAAACTCTTGATGATTTCTCGAATAGATTTGAACTCGGTTTCGCTTAAATCATCGCGCTTTCCCAAGTCGATAAGCAGACTTTCAACACTTGGCTTGGCGTTGTATTGAGTGTAAAACTCGCTCACACAATCGTAGATAACCCGCTCGTCACGCTCATTGAAATACTCAGGCTTCAAGAACGGTAGAACTTTTCTACCAAACTCCTCATCGTGGAGCAGGGAACGAAGAATTAAAATTTCTGTTCTGTCAGCAGACATCAGATGGACTCTCGAACAGTCAGTATACCCCAAATCCCCGAAAAGTCAAGCAAACTTTTTCTGACAATCGTAGATAAAATCCGAGCAAACGGCTCCAAATCCGGTTTGATTATAAGCGGCTACAGATTCTTTAGAGAGAAGAGGAATAACGCACTTGGAAATCATAGAATTTGTTAAATCGTGCGACCAAATCCAACCATTACTTACAAGTGTATACCGATCAGATTCGTGACAAAAATATCGAACAGGCTGCATTAAAGATCTTTGAAAAATCCATTTGAGAGCGGCGTATTCCTTGACATGAATCCAAAGATATTCACGGCGTTGCCAAAGCCACTCCTCGGTCACAGGATACTGAGCGTAATCGTGACCTAGATGGGGTTGTTCGTTTTTCATACGCAGATCTATCTCTACATCATAGCCTGCATCAATTGCTTCTTGAATGTAATCCAATGAGTTTTCACGCTCGGGAATAACTCCGTCAAGATTACCTCGGTGTGAAATGTAAATCACGATAATTCCTCTATTCTTAAACTTTTGTCTTCAATGAATAGATCATAGTAAGGTTTATCGCATCTCAAATCGTGATGCTTTGCACCCCAATCTTCCAACTGCTGCTTGGTTAGATCATACCAGTCTATGCCACTTCGACTGCCTCTAGCCGTCCAATAGATGATGGTGTTTCCCTCGTCATATAAGCGATTAATCTTTTCTATGTTTTCAAGAATAGGCTTAGACTTCTTATACTCCCGAGGATGGTCAGGAGTAATGCAAATCGTTTCATCAATGTCAACAAATATGATTTTAGTCATTGTGATACGAGTCCCAATACAGATAGCAGTTAATTAGATCATCCACCGACTTTACCTGCTTACCTTTAACTATGGTTGCCCAAGCCTCAAAATTTTCCACTTCTTCAGGAGTTCCAAACACGGTAACAAACGGAGTGTCGTAATAACCAACTTTCAATCCGTCTTGAACCAGCAGATTGTAGACCAAAGTAACATAGAATTCGCCATTATACTGAATTTCCCTCTCCATAGCAAGATCAAAATATTTCTTGATGTCTGCACCGCGTCTAAAGTAATACATGCCGGTAGAAGCATGTTCATTCATCGGATCGTTGGTGTAACACGCCTTTTCTTTAATCTCAGTAATATACGGAGTTCCTGGCACATCTTTAACAAACGCCATCTTTGTTTGAGCCAAGGTGTGTGGATGAAATCCAGAGTGAGTAAGAATGCAACCATCCATCTTGTAGTAGTTAACATGTTCCTTAAAATGCTCCATGTCCCAAATGTGAGGATTGTCGCAGTAAGAAACAATTACTTCTTCGTCATCTTTGATGTGTTCGTATACTGCCTTAACCGTCCACACAGGGCCCAACTTATGTTGAGGCATGGATACAATCGTGGCGTTTGGCTTTAGAGATAGAAGCACATCTCGCATATCAGTTGTTGCTAGGTGGGTATCGTTACAGATGAATACAATTTCATCGTTTGGATCAAACATCTCTAGAATGTATTCTATGATTCGTTTACCGTTTACGCGAATAAGGGGCTTAGGGTCTGCATATCCCTTCTCGACAAAACGATTGCCTGTTCCTGCCATTGGCACAATTATCTTCATACTAAAGCCTTTCTGAATTGTTCCGACGACATACTGTTTAACTTTCTCACTTCTTCAGAACTCAAAAAGTTTGGAGTCAAGCAGGCTCCAGTCATCAGATGTAGTATGTAGTTGTTTGTTGAAGACATTTCGTTTGGAAAAACTGCGGCATCTGGAAAAAGCGGCATATTTATTTTAGAATCCTCGTAATCCAAGAAACTGTCAACATGAGTAACCAACCAGCGTTTACATCGGTTGTTAATTTTTTCGGTTAGTTCTATTGCTTCTTCGTGAGTTTCTGCTCCGACTATCAGCCCATGATTTTGCAAAAAAATGATGTTGGTGTTTATCAGATTTGGTGTTATACGATTTACCAATTCATATCCTGGTGTGGTGTAAGGAACAAATTGATACGCAATATCTTTGAAAAGAGTTTTCAATACTTCTTCTCCTTCCAAACTACAAAGTATGGAATTAAGGTGTATTGGATGGGTATGGATAACAACTTTATTTGGAATGGAGATATGGAATCCGGTTTCCATAGAAGGATTACTGTCCCCTATCTTTTTACATCCTTTGATATACAGATTGTAATGTTTTTCGTTTGCAAATTTTGGTAAAGGTTCCTTTCGAATATCACAAACACAAAATCCATGATACAAATTTATATCACTCATCTTTGCGCCTGATGATTTGATAATCATTCCGCCATCCGACTTGACAGAAACATTTCCGCCTCTGCCTTGAACTAAAGCGGGATCTAATCCCAACCATTTACAAATTTGTAAAAAGTTATTCGTTGATTCGTAGAACCCCTTAACGAGTTCCATGAATTTTTGCCCCTTGTCAGTAGTGCAAAAGTATAACAGTTTGATGGAAGAGTGCTGATCTTTACTAAACTTAACTACAATATCGGCATTCTGTTTCTGTGGCTTTATGAATCGGTCTTCATCATCTTTTCTGCGCTTTATGGTTTCTAGAACCTCGGCTTTAGTATGGCCTCTTTTAGTTGTATCGCGTTTAACTTTCCATTCGACTTTTAAATCTTCATCAGTATCCACATAAATGTTTAAATCTGAAATTTGAACAGTAGGTTTGTGATAAAGAGCATGAAGCCCTTCGTAAATGATATACGGTTTAGAATCAATTCTGACAGAAGAATCAAATTTTCCTGTATCGTGATTATAGTGGCTTCTTTGTATAGGATTACCATTCTTTAATTCAACAAGATGAGAATAACCCAATTCTAAATTATTTGCATCAGGATTCAAATGTGTAATGGTCTTCCAAATGGGATCGCCTCTTTCCCACTTGTGAAGATCATCACCACTTAGACAAACACAATCTTTTGACCCAAGAATACTTTGAATGATCTTAGATATTGTGGTTTTGCCTACACCAGAACTTCCTGATATGCAAAACAAATTCATTAGATCATGCCAGCGATTTCAAGAATACGCATCATAGGCCCCTCTTGTTCGTGATATGGACGATAACAATGTATATCCATGTAACCCTTGTTCTTTAATTTTTCAACATCATAAAGATATTCTTTACCTGTCCATTGCATGCTTCTTTTCTTTATATTGTTTTGCTTCAGGTATTGCACAATATTTTCTGGTGTAGTTTTATTGCTTTCTGCCATATTCTTTATGTCGGTTTCTGTCCATCCATTTGGATCGAACCAAGTTCCATTACCAACACGATCAATCTTACCATCAAAGATGTGATATTCTTTACCGAAGAAACCACCAGTGATTCTCTTAGACTTCAACCCATACCAAATCTGTTCGGATGTGTATCCTTCTTCAGCGACCCAATAATCACCATGAATACTTTTATTAAGAGTGTTTCTTGCATCCTCAGTAACCATACCGTGTCTGCGAGCATCAATAACTCCCTGCACAACTTCTTTGAAACTCTTATCACGGAAGAATAGATTTTCATATAATTTACCCTTAGCCACATGATAGTGACCAGGAAGATCATAGCCGCCATTAACATATGCACCAACCTTCAAGAAAGTGTCGGGCGAAATGCCTGGCATGCCATCAGGACGGATACCTGGACGCATCTGAGCAGTAAGAGTGTAGTTTAGGTGAGCATACGCATCATCAGGAACATTCGGCAAATCATTCAAAAAATACTCGGTCTGCAAAGGAATTTGATCTATGTCACCGATTATCCATGTTGTTTCTGGTTCAACCTTTGGATGATAAAACTTAGAAAATTGTATTTGAATGATTTGTGGAAGATCAGGATCATACTTCTGTTCTATAACTTCTCCGTATTCTTCAGATACCTTACAACTCTTTTTATCTCCAAACAAAAGACATACCGGCTCCACTCCAAACTTAGTCTTCCATACCTTAGATTGTATGTTCCAAAATGGACTGAATGTTTCCGAGCAACTAAAGACGACTTTATCAATTTTCATGGATTAATCCTTGCTTACTGTAAATGTGTTTACTATGTCAGATACAAACTTAATTTGATCTTCGGTCATATCAGGATTGTTGGGAACATACATTCCGTAATCGTGTATCTCATCAGCAAACGGGTGTTTCTTGGAACCGTATCTCTCGTAGAAGAACGGCTGTCGGGAAATACTACCCGCAATTAGTGGACGACACTCCACAGAATTTTTGGCTAGTTTCTTAACAATCTCAGGCACTCTTGGGTGAATGATGGGATAGGCAAAGTTTGAAACATACTCAAACTGATCCACAGAAATCTTCCAATGTGGGTTTACGATATACTTATCGTATAGTTTAAGATTATTCCATCGCTTATCGCAGAACCGATCAAGTTTCTTGAGTTGCTGTATACCGATATACGCTTGCAGATCGGTTGAGCGAAGATTGAATCCTGGATAGTAGAAGGTGTAGAAGTTACGGAAGTCATCAATGCCATACTTCAGTTGAAGATTGATACGAGAAACTTCATCCAAATCTCTAGACCATCCGTGAGAACGAATGCTCTTTAGAATATTATACAGTTCGTAATCATCGGTTGAAATCAATCCGCCTTCTATGGTAGAGAAGTGATGTCCATAGTAAGTGCTGAAAGACGCAGCAAGACTCAAAGTTCCTGTTTTCTTGCCATCCACGGTTGTTCCAACACTCTCACAGGAATCCTCAAGAAGTATCACTCCATAC